TAAATGCGTACCTATATGTATAACATGTGTAAAAGATGGAATTGTGAATTCTGAAGATGGAACAATCAATAAAGCAAAAATGAAAACCATGCTTCAAAGATTGGATAAACCTTTATATTGGGATGATTTAGATTCGGCTTATAATCAGTACAAAAAAGAACATGGATATTTATCTGATAATGAAATTGCTAAACATGGTAAAGATATTGTTGGATTATATTTTAAAAATACAATGCTTAGACAAAATCGTGACAAGTCATTTGCTGATTCAGAACTAGATGGTCATATGCACTCTAATTCAAATATTATTGCGACTGATAAAGATAGGATTAATAAAAAATATATAGCAAATGAAAATAATAATACTTCAACTCTTAATCTGATAAAAGATGTCGCTGAAGAAGAAGTTCCAGTCGTTTTACGAAAAAAAGATGATTTTGAAGTAACTGAAGATATGGTAAACCTTTTTGGTGAAGGATATACAAGAACTGAATATAAAAAAATGTCTCGAAAATACGAAGAAATGAAACAAACATATGTTATTCAAACAAGTATTCATAGAGAAGCATTGGTTACTTATGTTCGTTTTAAAGTAAAAGAAGAAATGGCTACTGCGAAAGGCGATGTTGCTGAAGCACAGAAATGGTATTCTGCCGCTCAAACAGCAGCCGAACAAGGTAAACTGACAGCTAAACAGATTTCCAAAGAGGATTTACAGGGGGGAATTGTAAATTTTAGTGATATATTTACGGCAGTTGAAGGTGCAAAAGAAAGAATCAAGATATTCCCTGAATTTAAGTATCAACCAAAAGATGCAGCAGATTTTATCATTTGGTGTTATATAAACTATGAAAGAAATCTCAACAATATGCCAGAGGTTGAATATAAAGATATTTATACTTTCTATGATAAAAAGAAAAAAGAATATGTTGATACATATGGCGATCCCTATGGAATTTTTAATGATGATCCAACAGAAGGAAACAGAGAAACTATTGAAAAATTTATAACTATACCAAAAGAGTTTGAGGATGGTGAATAAAATGAACAATATGTCATCCTTTGATTTAGATAATTGGGAATATTTTTGTAGTTTTTCAAGATGGTTTCCAGATGCTTTTTTAGATCTAATCAAACCGCAAAAAGGTGGACTTAACTTACATCTTGACCAGCGAATATATTTAAGAGTTATGTTAAGATTTACATCGTTCTATGGAGTTTTCCCACGAGGCTATGGAAAGACTTTTGACGAAGTGCTTGCTTCTATATTAGCTTGTGTATTTTTCCCTGAAATTTCGATATCCCTTTCAGCACAAACGAAAGAAAATGCGGCTGATTTATTAAAAGAAAAATATAATGAGATTATGCGTTTTTATCCTATGTTAAAAAATGAAATTGAAAAGGCAAATTTTGCCAAGGGTGATGCACTTATTGTATTCAGAAATGGGGCGAAATTGGATAACTTAGCAAATTCACAAACATCAAAAGGTCAAAGACGTAAACGTATGAATATGGAAGAATCTGCCCTTATTGATAATGATACTTTCCTTGATGCACTTCTTCCTATTGTAGAAGTTCCTCGTGTATGTGTTGGAGAATATTCTATTACTGATCCAGAAGAATTAAATCAGCAAATCAATTTCTTTACTACGGCAGGATTTAAGGGTTCTGACGAATATCAACGTTCAGTTGATATGGTTAAGGATATGGTAAATCTAAACGGAAAAATAGTTTTAGGATCAAGTTTTTGGCTTCCGTGTTGGTATGGGCGTGGCTCAACGAAAAGTCAAATTTTTCAAAAAAAACGTGATATGACTATGATATCATTTGCACAAAACTATGAATCCAAATGGGTTGGAGCTTCTAGTGGTGCATTAGTAAATATTAATAAATTAATGTCATGCCGCTCTCTCACTTCTCCAATTATGAAATCCACTAACGAAAATGAAGAATTTTACTTAGGTGTCGATGTTGCACGAAGTCAAAATACAAGTAATAACCAATCTTTTATTGCTGTAATCAAAGTAAATAGAACGAAAGATAAGTCTAGGATTGTATCTCTTGATCTTGTTAATCTTATTAATATTCCAAATATAATGAATTTTACAGCACAAGCTTGCACTATAAAAAAATACCAAAAACAGTATAATGCAAAAGCAGTTGTAGTTGATGGAAATGGACTTGGAGCTGGATTAATTGATGAATTATGTAAGGAAT